TGCCGCCTCCGCCCGACTACCTCCCCGAGCCCGCCCGCACCGAATACGTCCGCATCGCGCGCCTCATGGCCGAGCACCTCACCCCCGCCGATGCCACCCTCCTCGCCACCTACGCTCAGGCCGTCCACGAACACGCCGAGATCTCCCGCCGCCTCACCCCCGAGACCATGACCGTCCGCGCCGCCACCGGTGGCGAATACCTGCACCCGCTTTTTAACGCCCGCAGCACGTGCCAGAAAACCATTGAGCGCTGCGCCGCCGCCCTCGGCCTTTCCCCTGCCGCCCGCGCCCGCGCCGGATCTACCGGCCCCGCACCCACTCACCATCCCGGCCCCGGCGATGGTCTCGGCCCCGCATGAACCTCGCCGCCACCACGCCCAGGCCCGAGCCGTTCCTAGGCGCCAAGCAGCTCCCCGATGCCCTGCTCGCGCTCGGCATCGGCCGCGTCAAATGCGAGTGGAGCGCGCGCCGTCTCATCAAAGCCATGCGCGAGACCGGTGCCCCCGTCGCCTGCCGCTACACCGTCCGCGCCACCGATGCCGCCGCCTGGATCATCGCCCACTCCGACTGGTCCCCTCGCTCGGCCCAGCGCCGCGCCGCCGGCCTCTTCTCCATCACTTCGCCATGAAGCCCGCCCGCCGCGCCAAAGCGAAGCGCTGGCACTTCACCCTCCGCGATCTTACCGCTTACCCCGCCGACGATCCTGCCCGCCCTTACGCCGCCGACATCGCCCAGCACCCCGCCCAGCACAACCGCTGGATCCACCTTGCCTGCAAGCGCCACGCGCTTGATCTCCTCGCCGCCCGCCGACCTGCTTTTCCCTTTATCTACGACACCGCCCGCGGAGATCGTCCCGCCACCTTCGCCGCCCACCTCTCCGGCCTCGAGGGCCCCCTTGCCGGCCAGTGCCTCGATTTCTTACCCTGGCAGCGCTTCGTCACCGCCCAGCTCTTCGGCTGGCGCCACCGAGACGACCCCCGCAAGCGCCGTTTCCGCTACGCCCTGGTCAAGGTCCCGCGCAAAAACGGCAAGACTGGTTTTGTCGCCCCGCTCGGCTTGTTTCAGCTCTCGCACCCGCCGCCCTCCGCCCGTTGCGAAGTCTACTCCGTCGCTACCAAAGAGGACATCGCCAAGATCGTGCTCAAGGATGCCATGCGGCTTATCCGCACCGCGGCAGGGTGGGGCGACCATTTCCGCCCCCGCCACAAATCCCTCACCCATGCCCCCACCGATTCCGACTGGCGCCCCCTCGGGTCCGATTCCGACACCCTCGACGGCCTCCGCCCCGAGCTCGTCATCATGGACGAGCTCCACGCCTGGAAAGACCGCGGCCTCTGGGACGTGCTAAACTCCGCCTTCGGCGCCGCCTTTTCTCCGCTCATCCTCCAGATCACCACCGAGGGCAAAGACGAGTCCGGCCTCCTGCGCGAGCAACAGGCCCGCGTCACCACCATCCTCGACTCCGTCGAGCGCGGCACCTACACCGGAGACGCCGGCGATCAGGGCCTTTACTTTGGTGCCCTCTGGCAGCCCGACAAAGGCGACCGCTGGGATAAAGTCTCCACCTGGCACAAGGCCAACCCCTCCCTCGGTCGCATCAAAGACCTCGCCGAGATGCACAACCTCCTCGCTGGCGCCCGCACCTCCCCGGGCGCGCGCCGCGATTTCCTCATAAAACAGCTCAACCTCCGCCAGGAGACCGGCCCCCAGCGCTGGCTCGATCTCGAGGCCTGGGCCGCCTGCCACCCCGCCGCCCCTCTCTCCATCGCCGCTCTCTGGCGACGCCTCCACGGCCAGCGCGTCTGGTGCGGCCTCGACCTCGCCGCCACCACCGACACGTCCAGCCTCTGCGCCATCGCCGAGGATCCCGACCGCCCCGGCGCCCTCCTCGCTGCCTGGCTTTTCTGGCTCCCCGATGAGGACCTGATCGGTCGCTGCGCGCGTGACCACGTCCCCTACGACCTCTGGGCGCGCGAAGGCTACCTGCGCCTCACCCCCGGCCCCGTCGTCGACGTCAACCAGATCGAGCGCGACATCCTTACCCACCTCGCCGCCCTCGATCTGCAAGCCCTCGCCTACGATCCCGGCTGGTCGCAAGGCGCCGGCCAGCGTCTCCAGGATAATCACGGCCTGCCCGTCCTCCAATGCCCCCAACGTTTCAGCACCTTGACGGCCCCCTTGGCCGAGCTCGAGCGCACCGTCATCGGCCGGCTCCTCGATCATGGCGGCCACCCCGTAGCCCTCGAGCACGCCCGCCACGCCACCATCATCACCGGCCAAGCCGGCGGCATGCTTTTGGCCAAAGGCCGCTCCACCGGCCGCATCGACGGCATGGCCGCCCTTGCCATGGCCATCGCCGCCCGTCAATCTAGCCAGTCCACTCCCGCTACCGTCGCCGGCATGGCCCTCGTCTAGCTGTCCCGCGTCAATGAAACGCACCGAACCGCGCGAAAACGACTCGCCCGCGAAGTAGCGTCAAAGCGGATACGGCGCACGCTCGCTGGCATGGGCTTCTTCCCCATAGTTCGTCGCGAGCACCCGGTCGTCTGGCGCAATCGTGCGCTCCAGGCGGAGCGTCAGCTCGGCGAGCAACGCAGCGCGCCCACCCTCACCAGCGAGCGCGCCTTCGAGATCCTGGTCGGCTCCGCCTCCGCCTCCGGCGCTCCCGTCAACGCCATGACCGCCATGGGCGTGCCCGCCGTCACCGCCTGCGTGGGCCTCCTCGCCGACATGGTCGCCCTCCTACCGCTACGCCTCTACCGCCGCACCGAGCGTGGCGACGTCGAGATCACCGACCATTCCGCCGCCCAGGTCATCGCCCGCCCGGGCGATCTGCACACCTCCTACGAATGCCGCCAGCTCACCCAGACCGGCATCGGCCTAGGCGGCAACGGCTACATCCGCATCCACCGCGATGCCTCTGGCGAGCCCGGCGAGCTCGAGTGGCTTTCCCCGATTGACGTCGTTGCCCAGCGCCTCACCGGCCAGCGCTTCGTCACCTACCGCGTCGCCGGCGAGCCTCGCCTGCTCACTCGTTACGACATCATCCACGTCCGCGGCCTTTCACGCGACGGCGTCATGGGCATCTCCCCCATCACCGCCATGCGCGAGAGCATCGGCACCACCATCGCCCAGCGCGAGGCCGCCGGGTCTACCATGCGCCACGGCAGCCGCTTCAACGGCGTGCTCGAGGCCCCCGCCGCCCTGCGTAAAGAGCAAGTCGAGGATCTCCGCCGCGAGTGGGCCGCCCGCCACAGTGGCAGCGCCAACTCCGGCAAGACCCCCGTCCTCTGGGGCGCCCAGTTCAAGGCCGTCTCCGGCATGAGCGCCGCCGATGCCCAGTTCGTCGAGTCCCGCAACTTTGAGCTCCGCGAGATCGCCCGCTGGTATCGCATCCCTCCCGTCCTCATCGGCGACACCCAGGCCTCCACCAGCTTTGGCGCCGGCATCGAGCAGCAAAACCTCGGTTTCCTCGCCTATTCCCTCAACCCCTGGCTCGTCAACTGGGAGCAATCCATCGACTACTCGCTCCTCACCACCGAGGATCTCCGCGCCGGCCTGCATTTCCAGTTTGATCGCGAGGAGCTCGCCGCCGTGAGCCTCCAGGCCAAGGCCGCTTTTATCTCCGCTCTGCGCACCACCGGCATCTTCTCGCCCAACGATGGGCGCGAGTGGCTCGGCTACACCAAGAGCGACGCCCCCGGCATGGACGATGCCCGCGCTCCGCTCAACTCCTCCTCCACCGGCACCCCCCCGCCCGACGCCACGCCCGCCGATCCTCAACTCGTCAACGCCTGACCATGCAACCCACTCCCGCCACCACCGCCCCCGTCATCGAGCGCCGCTTCACCACCGGCGCCGTCGAGCTCCGCGCCGCCGGCGATAATGCCCGCCCCATGGTCCGCGGCTATGCCGCCGTCTTCGGCAAACGCTCCGATAACCTCGGCGGACCTTCTTACCAAGTCTACGAGATCATCGAGCCCGGCGCCTTCGACGACGTCCTCAAAGACGACGTGCGCGCCCTGTTTAATCACGACGCCAACCTCATTCTCGCCCGCAGCAAAAACGGCACCGGCACCCTCACCTTGGGCGTCGACTCGACCGGCCTTTTCTACGAGTTCGAGTCGCCCGACACCACCGCCGGCCGCGATCTACAAGTCAGCCTCGCCCGCGGCGACGTCGACCAGTCCTCCTTTGCTTTCAGCATCACCCAAGACGGTCAAAAATGGCAGGAGGTCACCGAGGCCGGCGTCACCGTAGCCACGCGCACCATCAAGAAAGTCTCCCGCCTCTACGACGTCTCGCCCGTCACCTATCCGGCCTACCCCGACGCCTCCGCCGCTCTCCGCTCTCTCGACCAGCACCGCCAAACCGCCCCCGCGGCTCAGGCCCCCACCTCTTTCCCGATCACGGGCGCGCAGGCCGCCCGACTCGGGCTCTCTGTCCCGTAAGTCCTGCGCGCCAAACCCATCCACCAACACCATGAAAAACATCATCAAAGAGCGCTCCGAGCGCACCATCGCCCTCCGCAAGGAGGCTAGCACCATCGACACCACTGCCACCGAAGGCCGCTCCCGTCTCGACCAGATCTCCAAAGAGATCGAGGACAACGACCAGGTCATCTCCGCCGAGGTCCGCCGCCTCGAGGTCGCCGGCCAAAAGGCCCCCGCGCTCTCTACCAGCGAGCAACGCGACCTCGGCCGCTTCGACCTAGCCAAGCTCGTCAACCACCTCCACCGCAACGCCAAGGGCGCTCGCACCGAGGCCATCGACGGCATCGAGGCCGAGATGATCGCCGAAGGCGAGCGCGAGGCCCGAGCCGCTGGCATCCAGACCGGTGGCATCATGCTCCCCCGCATGCTCGTCCGCCGCGCCGGATCCGGCGTCGAGTTCCGCGACGTTACTGCATCCGGCCAGACCTCCACCGCCGGCGACCAGGGTGGTATGACCATTGCCACCGAAAAGCGCGGCCTGCTCGACGATTTCTACAACGCCTGCGTCCTCCGCCAGGCCGGCGCCACCGTCCTCGAGG